ATCTTAGTCTATCTGACATTACAATACCTTGTCCTCTAATAGGACCACCAAATCTTTTGCCTTTTCTTTTACCGCCTTTTGCTTTTTTTGCATAATTAGGGTCTTTACAGTATTTAGAAGCAGCTAAATTTGCGTATGCAGACGGATAAACATCAAAAGTTCTTTTTGCCCAAGCTTTGCCTTCTGGACATATTTTGCCTTTGCTTTTAGCTGCACCTCCTTTTTTCATTTTTATAGACTGTAAGGTTTTTGCTTGCTGTGCGTGTGTTTTGCTAGCTTTTTGCAAACCTTTTATAACTTTTTTTAATTTTTCTTTAGCCATAATTTAATCCGTCTAAGTGATAGTTTAGCGTAAGCTCCTCGCCAATACTAATTTTTTTTGATGTTATTACGTTATAAACTCTATAATCGTCCCAGTCTAGCTCTTCGCTAAGGTAACAATTGGAGTCTTCTGAGTGATTTAAAAAGCCTCCTATAGAGGTTCTAATATATCCTTGTATGATTGGTACCTTTATATGTGACATACCTAAATCAAATTCTTCATTAATATCATCTACGGCAAACAAACCAAACCCTTCTATAGGACTTTTTTTAACTTCAATACAATCTGGTAGGGGTTTATAATAAAATTTGTTATAAACAGGATACATTATTTAGTTCTACCAAACTTTTTACGTATTGAATCTTTACCACGTCTAAATATTTCAGCTTGTCTTGGCTTTCCACCATATTTAGATCGTTGTTCACCTACAGTTAATATTTGAATTAGTCTTGCAAAGGGTTTTCTTGTACGCTTGACCTTAGCAACTGTATCTCTGGCATCTTGTACCGTGGCATATTTTATTGATACGGTATCTTTAGGATTTTCATCTGTATATAGCCTTCTACCGCTACCTTTTGGTTTTTTACCTGTTCCAACCTTAGGATCGCGTTTTTTTGCCATTTAACAATCCCAATCACGTCTAGCCCAATAATTTGCCTTCATACGGTCATTACCAAGCTTTTCACTTCTTTTACAATATGATTTTTTGCGTTTTGGATCGTTTTTGTGCATACCTAATTTAGCATCACCAAACGCAATACGTTTAACTTTTCCTGTTGCGGGATTTTTTACAAAAACTTCTTTTCGTTTCTTACCATAACCAGGGCTACCTTTTGGGATAGCCCTTGGTTTATTTAGGGTTACAGTTTTGCCTTTGTACTTTGCCATTCATTAATAATTCTTATTTAAAACAAGAATGATTGAATAAGCATCGCCACTTGAGTGGCCAACTGTTGTAAAGTCTATATCACCAGTTACACCTGAACCTGCATTATTTGGTATGCCAGAAAATAAATCATAATATTCATCTCCTGTGCTATCTGCTGGTAAAGGCATAGCTAAGACATTTGTGCTAGCATCAAACTCTATATTTACTCGCATACCAACGCATGACCAGTAAATACGTGCTATAGAAACACTCGTACAAGATTCACCTTTGCTGTTAGTAGTTAAAGCTGAAACATCAACTTTTTTAACAGAAGATTCGCCTGTACCGTCAGATTCGTTAGTAAACTTTAATACTGCGACTCTTTCACCATCTTGGATAGTTTGCGAAGTTACTGTATCTGCCATTGTTTACTCCTATCTTTCTACTGCTGCTACAACGTAGTCAATAGTCATAGTTTGTGCTGAAGCCTCACCATTTTGAATACCAAATGATACGGTTAGTTCCTCATCATCTGGTAAGTTTGTGATTGCAACACCAACTGGAGCAGCATTATTAATTGAATAAAATACTTTTGAAGCATCTGGATCAATAAACCATGTTGTTGTGATAAAAGTATCATCTGCCATAGTTGCTACATCTTCTGTAGTAGTAGCAGTATTATCTTTCTCAACTAAGAAATCTAAACCTGCGTCACCGTCTGCAGAAATAAAGAAAACACCGTCTGTTGTATCAAGAGGTGTTGTGTCTGTTATACCAAGACCCATAACAAAGTCTGATTGGTCTACATCATTTACTTTAAATCTAGCAGAAAAGTATGCTTTCTTACTTGTGCTTAATTTAAACCCTTCACCTTTTAATTGTAAAAAGTCTAAATCATTATCTCCTGCAGCATTAGTAAGCAGTAAAGCTCCGCCTGCTGAAGATGTTACAGCTTCAGATGCACTACCAGTACCAGCCTCAGTAGTTGTTATAGTCCAATCACCAGAATTATATGTAAAAAAATCATTATGATACATATAAAATGTTTGATCTGATGGATATGGTGCAAACATAGGCTGGTTTTTCTTGTGCTCAGTAGCAACAGTATTACCTGCCCATAAGATTAAGTTTTGAAAATGTGGATTAGCCATTATGAACTCCTTTACTTGTATTAATGGAAATCGAATCGATCCTCATTAAGCTAATTAATTTAAAACTATCTTGAGTTTACACCCACAATACAAACTAAGCAACAAAAAAAAGGGAGCCGAAGCTCCCTAAAAATTGTAGTTGAGTGAGAAACGCTACAATAATCCGTTCCTTAAGCTCCTTGAGAACCGTATACGGCTCTAAAGTTTGAGTAACCGAAAGAGTATCTTTCTCTAGCTTTGTATCTCATATTGCCTGTGTCAAAGTCACCTTCTAATGCAGTTTGCATAGGACTTCTTTCAAAATACTTAAATCCATCTGGACAGTCAGTTTTGATGAAGTACGCATCTGTATCAGTTAGGTAGTGATTGACTACATAGCCTTCAGGAAGCATGCTGTTGATATTCGCGATAGCGTTAATATCGTTATCTGAAGTACCAACTCTACCTGGGCTGTTGAGTAGTCTATCTGCAACAAAGACTAACTGTGGTGGGACAATAAGCTTCATTCCTCTTAATGCTATATTAAGACCTCTATCATCTGTAAATGTAGAGATACCAATTAAAGCATCTTCAAGAGAAGTTTCGTTTAAGTCCGCCATAGTTGTGGCTCTATTCGCTAGTGAACCTCCACCTCCAAGCGGATGATCTGTTGCAATCAAAGTTTTACCATCACCACCTGTTGTACTAAACGCGTTGTTTAATACTGAAGCAGCTTTGATTTGCTTTGTATTTGCCATAGATCTTGCTAGGGCTTTGGTATATCTTGCTCCAAGTCTATCATAAAGATTATCTTCAATTGCTTCTTCTGTTAGAGCAAAAGCAAGAGCCACTGTTTCGTGAGTGTAACGTGAAGTATAACCTTCGTTAGCGTTGTCAAATCTGACTCCACTACCTTCAGCTTTTACTTGGGCGTTACCAAACCCAACGATTAGTGTTTCTTCTTCAAAAGCTCTATCTGAAGATTCAGTTTCATAAATCTCGAGATGCTCGGCCTCATATCGGGCATATTCCATACCAAATAAGGCGTTTAAACCTGGCTCTAATTCTTTCGCTAATTGTGCTCTATTAATTGCCATTATTTATACTCCTGTTGGATCGATATAGAAATGCTCGTTAAATTTAACAATCACATTTACGTTAGCTGAACCTGTTGTGCTGTTGTCTGGGTCGCTTGAGAAACCCATAATTCTAAAAGTTGCAGTAGTTGCTGCTGTTGTTCCTGACAACTCCATGGCTGACATACCAGTTTTGGTAGAGCCAGAAGTATAAGAAATATCAGCGTTCAAACCGACATCAGTTTGAGCTGGAGAACCTGCACTTTGAATTTCAAATACAGCATCAGGATCATCTACAACAAATGCTTTAATATCGGACGATACAGTGCCATCAGGAAAGTGAGAACTGAAAACAGTTTCACCTGAAGAGTTTGTAAAAGTACAACCTCTAAATACACCTAAAGCTTCATCCCCAGCACCAGCTACTAAAATAGTACCTGTGTTGAGCATTTTTACTAAATCGCCTGAAAAAATATTCCCAGAAGCACCAGAGGCAATTTCGTATTCTGTAACTCCACCATTTTGGACTCCAGAACCTAATTTACCAACTACTTTTGCTCCGAATGGGGCATTTTTGTTAGACATAATAAGTCACCTTTATATATTTAAAATTAATTGTTTAGTGATCAATCTCTTTGACCACCACCAAAAGTTACCTTGCTACTACGCTCTGGATTTAAAATCGGAGAGCTTGGATCTGATTCCTTGAGTAAGTCATTATCAACAGCATCCTGTTGAGTTCTAGCAGCGTTTTGATAGTAGGAGTTTCTTTCATCACGCGTTTCATTTGGAATCTTAGCCAGTAACAAACCACCCCTTGCGATAACTCCTGCATGTTTGCCTTCTTCTAGTGCGTCATAACGATCTTGAAAAGATGCGTCCAACTCTTCTGATCTTACTAGGTCGAAACCTTCGCTTAATCTAGCTGTAACATTTTTTCGATCTTCTTGGCCTACAAGTTCGGCTCTAATCCACCTGTAGGTATAACCTTCAGGTGCAGGAGGAGTATCCAACATGGATGGTGGGCTCCAAGGTTTGCGAGCTACTTTATCAGCTCGAGTGTCGGCAGAACGTGAAGTTCTGTTTTGTTTGTCAGTATTATCTGTCATATTAGTTACCTTTTAACATATTTTGCGTACTCTGTTAAGGGTACGTTTAATTTTTTTGCCATTTGTACTTCACTAGGAGAGAGCCTAATCTGCTTTTTACCAGACTTACCGCTTACTCTTCCTGCTGAAGCCACCTTTTGTGACGGTTTAGATTTTGCTGGTTCATTAAAATATTCAGGGTGTTTAATCCTGATTCTTTTATTTACTTCAGCAAAATATTCATCACTTTCAACGACAAAACCTTCAGTAACTAAATCTTCATGTATCTGAGTTCCTGATTCATGCATCACTGCATTATTTAAGAACCAATCATTACCGTCATCAATCCAGTTTTGCATTTTTGAATTGAACATAGGTTGTTGTTGAACTGTTGGTTGAGGCTGTTGGACTGGAACTTCTTTTTGCATTTGTTCCATTTTAAGTTTACCTTCTTGCACTTTTTGCTCTTGTACTGCTATTTTAGCTAATACGTCTTGTGCTTGTGCTACCTTTTCATAATCTGCAACTTCATGTGCTTTTTGCAAAGAGGCCATAGCTTGTGCTTTTTGTGACTCTAATCTTGTAGCCGACTCATCAAAGGTTGTTTGTTGTAGGGTTTGTGCAGTTGTTTTTAATCTTTCATTTTCAGCTGCTAAGTTTTTAGCGTATTCATAAGCTGAATCTTGACCTCTTTCTGCCTCTCTTAGTTTTCTAGTTAAAGTATTAATTCTTTTTTGAACTTTATCAGAATAATCTTGTAACTCTTCCTCACTTTTCTCAGGTTCAGGCTCTTCAGTTACAACTTCAGGTCCACCGTCTTCTGTAGGTGTTTCTACAACATCTGGTTCTTCAGGCTTTGATTCTTCTAAATCAATAACCTCTCCCTCTTCTTCTATTACCTCTTCTTGTTTTAATGCTTCTTCAGACATTTATTCTCCTTATACTGCAAGAATATCAGTAGGATCTAATATGGTGGCAATCACCTCATCATCATTAATGATCCGACATTCAGATTCATCACCAAGTTTGAAACGAGCTCCAGCATATCTGCCTATTAATACCCATTGTTTTTCTTCACACCAAGGACCGTCAAATTTAGATTTATCCTTATAACAATCAGGCCCCATTTTTACCACATAACCAACAACGGTAGATAACCTTTGTTGATCAACTGTAGATTGTACTAGCTGTATGCCACCGTCTGTCACGCCTTTACCTGCATAAGGTAGTATTAAAATACGCCAACCAGTAGGTTGTGGCATACGTTCTAAAATTGACTTTTCTATAAGTGTTGGATCTAAAACCCGTGCCTCTTCTTTTACATAAGGAATCTTAGTTTCTTCTTTTGGTGGGTTTTGTTCAGCTTCTAATTCTTTTGCTATGTGTTCAGGTACCTGTATTTTGGATGTCATCTTGTAAGTTTTTCCCTAGCAGTTCTCTAAATATATTTTCTGCATCAGCGAGAGAACTGTAACGCCCACGCAAAAACTCATATTGAGAAAAATCACTACAGCCTGCTAACATGGCATCCTTAGTGTCTTCTCTTCTGGCTGCTATTTCTTTTAGAAATTTTTTAGCCAGCCAAACTGAATCCATTAATATACACCAGAAAACTTACCACCAAACTCAGCAATACCCATACCTCTGGATTTACCTTTACCCATACCAGGCTTAGGTGTTGTATTGGTATCAAAAGTTCCTTGGTTAGTTTTTAGCGATACGCTTCCTTTGTTACTGTAAGGATTTTTGTTTTTCATTACAGTAGGTGTTTTTTGTTGATTTATTTCTGTTCGTTTAACCATGCTTGCTATTATGTATAGATAAATTTAATTTTGCAACAATTAATTACGATTCATTATATCTAAGTTTTTTAACATACGTTGCTGATCTAGTCTTGCTCTAGCCGTATCGTCACGCATTTCTGCAATATCTTCAGAGGCTTGAATACGCTCTCTATCAATTGTAGCCCTTCTTGCCGCGTCTTGTTCTTTACGTCTTTCTTGTGCGTTAAATTGTTGTTGCTCGATTGCTAACTCTTGACCTTTCAAGGCAAGTTCTTGTTTTCTAATTGCAACTAATGGATCTTCATCTTCTGGTGTAGATATTCTAGAAGTATAATCAGCAATTAATTCAGACATGATAGGTGCTGAGAACTGTGCCAAAATATTATTTGCTTGTTGCATTAAAACACCTTGTTCTGCAGGACTAACTTGCTGTGCTTGTTGTTGCAATTGTTGGAACTGCTGTAAAGCTTCTGGTGGCATCTGTTGTTGTGCCAAGATGTCTGCTTTCATTTGTAAATGTTCCATAATATGTGCATGTACTAAAGCTTGTACTTGTGCGTTCATTTGTACGGGTGGTGTATTAAGTAGGCTCATGTGAGTTGCTATATGTGCATCATGATTTTGTTCAGGGAACGCTTTAGCAGGATTACCTAATAACAATTGATTATTTTCAAAGCCAGCTTCTACAGGTTTTGGCTCTGTTTGTGGTGGTGGGGCTAGTATTTGTTCTACGTTGTCAACCCCTATAGCAGAATACATACGCTTGTAAGACTCGTAAATACCTGATGCACCGTGTACTTCTGGATTAGATTGGACTAATTGCATCATTTCTTGAGCCATAGCTATACGTTGCGATTGACTGAATATATCAGGGTTAGATATAGGAAATATGTCTACTCTATCGTCAAAATCAGTTAATTTAATGGTGTTGTTAGCGTTTGCCACGTTGTATGGATATTCTTCTGGTAAATATTCTTTAAATACGTTAGCTAAGATACGAAACTCTTTCTTTTGTGAGTTATGTAGTCTTTTGTGTATAGCAGATAATACTTTGGTTGATCTTTCTAATAACGCAAGAGTAGTGCCTACAGGTGCATTTGGATTACCTTGACCTACATTTATTTCTGCAATAGAGGCAAATCTTTGTCCTGCGTTTACTAATATGCCTAAAAGGTTTAATAAAGTACCGCTTGGCTCTTTAAATGGTAATG